TATAAATGTAAGTTATCCCTGCTGGTAACTCCGCTTTTGTAACCGTAATTGGCGTAGAATGTTCTTTTCCTACTGCAATTAATTTATCTAAATATGCAACTCCTTCAAGTGAGACTGTCGCCTGTTCGTTGTCGTTATAATATTTAAACTCAACGTCATGCAACAATACAGCTTCCGCCTGTGTTCCTGTCCCTGTCGGAATTACAAATGCTCCTGTTTCTCTTAAATCTTCTCCATTTTTTGCTTTAACAAGTGTTCCTGCTAACAAATACTCTTTATTAGTATTTTTGTCCTTGTAAATATAATTAGCAAAATCTGATTTTGATACTTTAACTTGCACATTCAGTTTTTCTTTGTGCATTACTGTTCTTTTTAACATCTCAACCTCCTAAAATTTTGTAAGATCCATTTCGTTGTTTTTGTTTTTCTCAATCATTCTGTCAACAAAATCTTTTTCATCTTTCTTTTTATCCTTTGGATTAAATCCTCCGTTTGTTATCGAGTTCTTTTTCAAAAAATCTGTTGTGAACTCTTTTTCTTTAGCCGCTACATTCTTAACTGCCAACTCAAGACTTTCAATTGTCATATCCGGTGCAATTTGAACTAAATCAGCGAATTGCGGACTAATCTTTAACTCTGTTATTAGCTCGTTTTTTCTAGTTTTTAAAGTTGTCAGATTTAACTGTTTTTTAGTTTCGGCAAGTTCTTTTTCAATTTTTTCTTTTTCCAAATTTGCCAATTCTTCAGCAGTTTTACCGTGCTTTTGAAATTCTTCAAGCTGTTTATTGCTATGCCCGAGCTGTGATTTTAAAGAATTAATCTCCTTATCTTTTTCAGCCTGTGCCTTTTTAAAATTCTCAATTTCGGTTTTTAAGTCATCAAGAGTTGGCTCATTGCCACCTGTACCAGTTCCTTCTCCATTTCCTTTGCCTTCTCCAGGCTCATCATAATACAATTCCATTCGTTTAAATTTTCTCATTTTCATTTCTCCTTATTTTTTAGATTATTTGCTGTAACTCATAAATGATTTACAGTATTGATACTCTATAAATTTTTGAGATTTGACATCAAACGACTCATAAATGATCCGTAATCTTTCAACTCTCAAGAATTTTGGTTTATATCTTCAATTTCTTCTTTTGTTTCAGGAAAATAAACGGTAGCCCAACATCTGCATCCTGCTTCTTCCCCTGGAACTATTTCGGCATTATCCCAATTATAGATAACTCCGTCTCTTACTTCGTGCGTTGGTCTAACTCGTTCGTCCCCCATTGTATTCCACTCAAAATATTCACTTTCACTTGCAATTATTTCTTTTAAAAAATCTTTATAGTAATTTCCGAGCATGTTTCTTGCTCTAAATTTTGCATTATTCCTTAATACATCTTTCAAACTATCTTTTTCTTTATTTTCTTCGATATAATTATTTAAATTGTTTTGCCAGCCTTTTATTTCTTTTATCTGTTTTACTGCTATTTCTATGTGCTTTTTAATATCTACATCTTTTGTTTCCTTAAATTTTTTCTCATAAGAAACGCTGTAATTAACAAATATTTTCATCAAGTTTGAATAATCAATGTCTGTTTTTTTGCCACCAAATATCGAAAATGCTGTTCTTCTAAAAAAATTAAACAACTTTTTCTCCGCTTTATGATTCCATTTAAAATCTATCTTAATCATACAAACCACTCAAATCTTGCAAAGTGTCATCTGTCACTTTCTCTATTAATTTTTTAAGCTTATATTCTTCATCAATATCTTTCGCCTTGCTTATTACATCAAGAGCCAACGATAAAGTTGTTAATTTAGAAACCCTTTCGTTTTCCATAAATGTATCGAAATATTTATAATTGTTTTCAGTTAATTCATCTGAACTTCCTGACAATTCCAAAGCAATTTTGTCTAATTCTAATAAACTTTTTATAAAATCTTCCCTAAAACTTGCTACTTTTGTTTTAAGTCCGTTGTTCTTTAATAAATAAGTTTCCTCACTGACATTTTGAGTTGCTGTATCTACTAAAAGATACTCAGGAAATAAATTTGCTAGTCTTTTCTCTAATCTTGCTATATCATTTTGCATTTCGCTGATTAACGGATTTGTTAATTCGATATATTTAAAACTAGCTTCCATTTCTTTTGAATTTTGAGTGTTGATAATTCTTTTGTTTTTGTATCTAGCCTCTTCCAAAAGTTGTGCGTTCTTTTTGATTTTTGAATTACTAGAATTAACATCAGCAAATTGTTTTACTCCATTTGCGTGCAGCCAAGGATCTCCGTGTATTCCAAATATTCTCCCAATGTAACATTCGGTTTCGTTGATTTTATCAATAATATTAAGTGCTTCAATTATGTTGCTATCATTTTTAAATTTTGAAACAGGAATTTTATTCAAAATAAAAGGTGTTTCAACTGTCTCGTTATCTATTTTTTCAGTTCTTTTAACAGTTCCAGTATCAAGTTTTATATATTCTCTCGAATACTCTCTGCTTTGCTCTTCTCCGTTTTCATCATAATAAACTTGTTCTCCTTCAACTTTGAATTTCTTGATTTCTCCAAAAACTTCCGTATATTCAACATCTTCTATATTATGCAAAATATACCTAATCTTCTCATCAGGAGTTAATATAACCTCGATAAATACTTCTTCGTTCAAATACATCTCTTTAGCAATTTTTTTGCTGAAAGTAGTCATTTGATTAACTTCCCAAATTTCTTTTAATTTATCATTGTCGATTCCTAGATCCTTTAAAGCTGTATTTGATAAAGCCTTTACAATATCTCGAATCGGATTAAATATTTCCACAGTTCCTTCAAACAATCCAGGCATATTTTTACCTAAATTGGATTTGTTGTATTGTTCTCTATCATAATAAGTTTTAACTCTAGTTCTTTCTTCTTTAGTCATTAGCCCTCCTTTCTAATATAAATAAGCAATCCCACCTTCATCTTTTTTCAAACTATATAAAACGTATCTTATCGCATCCATTACATCATCGTTTTCCTTAACTGGCTCATCATTTTTCCCCCACACATAAGAATAAATTTCATCTTCAAATTTCCCTTTAAATGCTTTTTCTATAATCTTTAACGTATTTCTTTTATACATAGCTCCAACCAAATCAATACCTTCTTTTACATCTTTTTTTGCGTTTTCAGCATTTATCCCAAGATTCAATAATCCTTGCACATATTCAGTTCTAGCACTATCACAGAAAACTCTTGAAACTTTATACTCTTTATATTTCTGTAAAATAAGCATTTTCCAGTAATCAAAATACTTATGCTGTTTCGCTATAACTTCAACGATATAATAGTTATCCTCAAAATCGACTCCGATAACTGCTAAAGTTCCATAATGTTCAAATCCCCAGTCAACTCCAATGAAATATTCCTTTATTTCAATATTTTCTATGTCCTTAATTACATTTTCTTTTTCTGAAAAATCTGCAAACACAACACCTTCTTGAGCTACCCACAATCCTAAAACGTCTCTGTCGTAAGTTGCTCCACGCGGAGTTGTCTTTTTAATAGAATCCACATATTCCTTGTTAAGAAAAACATTATCGTCTAGTTTGAAATTGCTAACTAGAATATTTAATCTGCCGTTTTCTAATCTATCTCCGGCGTTGTCAATATAATCTTTTTTTACGAAATGAGCTGGATTATCAGGATTGGTATCAATAAATATCTTCGCACCTTCCCCTGATGTTCTTGAAAACGCTTCAGTAATAAAAGTTTGGTGTAATGCTGTTGCTTCGTTTATATAAGTGCCGTGAGAAGTCATACCTCTCATCTTCTTCCAACTGTCCGCCTTTTCTCCGCCGAATAAATAAACATTATTACCAAACAGCTTGAAACTTCCATCTTTTTTTGGCTTAAATTGCTTTCCTAACATTGTTTCCCAATCGTTTAAAACGTTTCTCCAAATACTTCCGCTTGTTGCTCCAATTATGATGAAGTTAAGATTCTGATTAGCAAATGCTGCAATGTGAGATAGCATCAGAAAATTATTTAAAAATGTTTTTCCACTTCTTTTTGCTCCTGTTAAAATTGTTATTCTTGGTTGTTCTTTATTAAATGTTTTCAATACTTCGTACTGTTTGGGTGTTAAATCATTCATCTTTTTCAACCTTTTTTGTTATATTTTTTAACAACTCAATCATTTCTCTTTCTTTTTCCGAATCTTTGTCATCATCTTTTTTAATTTTAGCCTTTTCAATTTCTAAACGTTCTTTTTGGATTTCTAAAGCATTTCTGCTTAATTCATTATTTACAAGTTGTTCTTCTAATTCTGCCTGCCGATAGCTTCCGACAATCTGTCCGCCCTTGTAAATCTCTTTTTCAAATTCTTTCAAGACTTTTAGGCGCGTATTTATACGTTTCAAAGTCTCGTCATCTTCCAATCCAATTTCCAAAAATTTCTCTTTTAACTTTCTTTTCTCGTTTTCCAACTCCAACAATTGTTCTTTCAAATCATTGTAATTTTCATCTGCGATTTTAGTTAAAATTGATTGGCTTTTTTCAATTTGGATTTCTCTGACACTTTTTACTTTGTTGTAATAAGTTCGCTCAGTTACTGAAAATTTTTGCAAAATTTTTTCTTTTGGGACATTATTGAGAATGTCTGATTTTATCTGCGTTTCCTTATCAATCACAACCGTTTTTTTCGGTTGTTTTTCGCTGTTTTTGGTTGTACCTTTTTTGGTTGTGGTATTACGTTTTTTTTTAATCCATTTTTCTTTAGCGCTCCAAGTTTTTATTGTATTTAGCTTTACGTTGTATTTCTTAGCTAAAACACTCATGCTTGTGCCATTTTCATACTCATTTTTAATCAATAGTTTTATGTTTTCATCTTTCATTTTTCCTTTACCTTTTTAGTTTTTTAGACAAAAAAAAGACCGTATATATAAAATCAAGGCTTCTCAGTTCCTCAAATTTATAAATACGGTCATCTTAATATTCATGTACTCAAATATTTATAACTTATTCAATTGTCTTGAAACATCTGCAATTTAGGTTGCCTTATTATTCGCATACTCTTTTTTATATTGCGATGTTTCTGTTTTCTGTATTGTTATTGTTCCGTTTGGTTTTCTTTCAATAACAATATTTCCAACTTTGTCGCTTTTTAAAAATTCTTCAATTTCTTTGAGTTCTTTTTTTGTGTTCAATTTTACCTCCTAATTATACCTTATTTTTTCAATATTTGCAACCCTTTCACACTCTAATCGCAAAAAACTTTATAATCCAAATCAATCCGTAAATCACGGATAGATTCACAATCATAGCAATCAAAAATGCTATCAAGTTGCTTATGGTGAATTTGAATGTCTTTACCTTATTTTTAAATACAATAACTAATCCATATATGTATCTTACCAGCACCAAAACAGCTGTTGTTGTAATTAAGCCATTCATGATTCTTATTATTATTTCCATTTATTCCTCCTAATTTATCGTTTTACCTACACCATCCAAACGTTTTTGTTACCATTTTGCCGACATCAACAATATGGTTTATCCTGGATCTATTATTTTCAATAAAAATTCATACAATCCGTAAGCCATAAGCACTCCAAAACCTAAGCTCGCCAACATTCCAAATAGATTATAATTCTTCATTCTTTCTA